CCTGGGTGACCGGCTGCCGGGAGAGAAGTACAAGCTTCTCCGTGTTCGTTGGCTCCACGCCGACGTACTGCGTCCGAGTGGTCGGGTCCACGACCCAGCCGGTTCGCTCCTCGAGCTCGCGCACGGCAGCCGCCCAGGCGATGCCGATGGCGGGATCGTCCTCGGTGTGAGGGATGCGAGCCCAGGCGCGGAACTTGGCGAGGTCCAGGGGCATCGTGCTCCTTCAAGCAGGGGCGTCGGGGGTGCAGCCCGACGCCCCTGCCGATGGGAGGAGAAGAACCGTCAGGCGTTGGTGGTCTGGTTCTGGACGAGCGCCTTCACGCGGGTGAAGTTGCTGTTGGCGAACATCATGCCCTGGAAACGGACGCGGGCGCTCTGCGACAGGCTGTACTCGTCGCGGATCATCGAGATGCCACCCCATTCGCGGATGGAGAAGCCTTCCGAGATGTTTCCGAGCACGGCCACGCAGTTCTTCCCGGTGGTTCCCGTCGTGACGTGCACCGGGGTGTACTCGGTGACGTAGACGGGCAGGCCGAGCAGCGTGAACTGCGAGCCGGTGCGAACGCCTGCGTCGGCCGACGGCACAAACAGCGGCACGTTGTTCGCCGTCAGGCTCGCGAGCTTCGCGTACGAGTCCTGCGGGAGAATCCACGCCGCCGAGCCCCAGTACGCCGCGGGGAGCTTCTCGTAGCGCATTTCGGTCAGCTTCGCGAGCGTGATGCCAGCCGTAACCGCTGCGGCGCGGGTGTTCGTGACGCCCGTGGTGGACACGATGTTCACGTTGGCGTTCACGGTGAAGATGCCCGTGGGCGCGTTCGTGCCGGTGCCGCCGACGTAGCCCCATTCGAGGTTCCGAGCCAGCTGCCGCTGAATGTGCTCAACGACTTCGGCCTCGATGTCGAAGTTGGACTGCCGGATCAGCTGCTGGCTAATCTCGACCTTCGGCAACGTCGGGTTGGGCGCCAGCGGCACCTCGGCGAACGCCGGGTCGGTATTCGTCGGGGTCACGGTGCCAGTATCCGGCTCGGTCCATGCCGAGGTGTAGTCGGCGGTGGCCAGCGTGTTGTACCGGAGCGTCGTGTAGCCCTGGACGCCGGTGCGGATGTCTGCGAGGTTGCGGACCACGGTGCTCGCGTCGAGGTACTTGAGGATGCCCTCTTCGTAAATCTTCGGGATGAGGATGCTGCTCGACGCGGTCGAGATCAGCGCACGCTGTTCCGGAGCCGCGCCGCCGCGCATGTACGACAGCCACTGGTCGCGGTATTCCGTCGTGGCGCGCCATTCCTCGGTACGCTCGCGGGTTTCGCGACCGACCTTGGCCAGCACGGTGTGGCTGGCGAACTTCTCGCGCAGCTCGGCCGCGGACCGCTTCTGGTTCAGGTCCTTGAGCTCGTCCATGAGCTCGGTGGCGCGGGCCTCCTGCTCGGCGCTGATCTCGTCGTTGGCGAGAATGCCGTTTACTTCCGCTTCAATCGCCTTGCGGCGCTCAATGATTTCTGACTGCTTCATAGTGTGATTCTCCGGTACCGCAGACGAAGCCGGGCAAGTGCGCGGCTGTAGGTGCGAGCTTCGGCGGCCGTCTGCGGGTACGCGCCGGATTCGACAATGGAAACCTCCCGGAGATCGACGTCCAGGAGGGTGCGCTCGATGCCTTTCCAGGCGTCGGAGCGAACGATGAAACCAAACGACATTTCGGACAGGACGCCCGAATCGACCAGCGCATAGACGTCCTTCGCCCGCTGCGTGTCGGGCAGCTCGACGTCGAACGCCAGCCCGCGGGTGTCACTCGCGAGCTTCAGGCGCTGGCTCTTGGTGTTGGCGAGCAGCTCGCGCCGGTCATGGCCGACCAGCAGCGAGATGTTCCCGGCGAGGCTCCGGTCGAACGCGCCGCGGGCGACGCGCTCGGTGAACGGCTTGCCGCCGTTGACGTTGCGAACGACCAGCGGGTGACTCGGTGCGTCGTACACCGCGGCGTAACCGGCGATCCGGTTGCCTTGGCGCTCGAAGCTCGTCGTGCGGACCTCAAGCATTGTCGGTCTCCTCGTTGTCAGGCCCGGTGGCGGCCGACGCGCCGCCAGGCATCGTGACCTCTGGCGTGTCGAGCCCTTCGACGGGAGGCAGCCCGAGGTAATGCCTTGCGTCGTTGGGACTCATTACGCCCGCGAGCACGAGCTTCGAGAACGCCATGCCCTGGTCGCGCAGGTTGCCCCGCGTGATCGGGGTGGTGTCGATGCGGACCGTCTCGCCGGGACCGCACAGCTTGCGCGTGAGCTCCGACTCCCACGCGCTCGCCCATGCGGCAATGGCTCCGTCGGCGTATGCGCGGGCCGTTTCAGCCTGGCTTGAAAGCGCGCCGCCGCCCTGCTGGAACAGCATTTCCGGCGGGACGCCGAAGGCGCGGGCGATTTCCTGCACCGAGAAGCGCCGCGACTCGAGCATGGTGCCCGACGTCTCCTGGCTGATCTTCTCGGCCTTCATGCCCTCGCGCAGGATGAGCGGGCGCGATGCGCCGTCCGCGGTCGCGTGCATGTTCATCCAGGCGTCGCGGATGGCCTGCACGGTCTGATCACTCATGGCACCGGGGTGCGTGATGGCGACCTTCCCCATGCTGCCCGTCTTGACGAGCGACGCATGGGCGGCAGATTCGTCGGCCGCCAGCTGCATCGTCCACCGCGCCGCCTCAAGCGGCGATCGGTACCAGCACGGGTTCAGGTGATCCGGGTAGCAGCCGATGTGCAGGATCTGATCCTGCGCGAGCACCGTCTGGCCGACGCGGTACTCGACGCCATCGTCGCGGATCTCGGCGCTCATGGCGTCCGCGGGCACCGGCTGGAGCTCGGCGACCGAGCCGTCCGAGCCGCGGCGGATGAGCGCGAGCCCGTTGCCGTGCATGAGCGCCGTCGAGGTCGTGTACCGCCGGAACTCATAGCCCGACTGCCACCGGCTGGCGTCACGGTTGAGCAGCATGGCCACCGGGTGATCTGGCAGCTTCTGCCCGGCGTTGTCGTACACGTTGACGGTCAGCCGGGCGATGTCGGCCGAAATGAGCTGCGTCGCCCGCAGGACCGCGGGAATCCCATCGGCCGGTCCGGCCATGACAGGCTCTGGTCGCGTGTAGATCGCGACGCCTGATTTGAACCCGAAGAACCGTGAGAAGAGGCCCACGGTCGCATAGAACACAAGTGCCCAAAATCGTCAAGGCCAAATCCGGCAAACACGGACTATCCGAGAGGACAAGTTGATGCGCTCAATCCGGTCGCCGTGCGGACCTGATGGTGCTCCATGAGCAGCGCCGCCATGTTCCCGGCGACCACGGCGTCGGTGTTCCCAGAGCTGCGGCCCTTCACCGGGCGGATATTGCCGACGTTGTCGGCGATCAGGCGCACCGAGTTCAGCGCCGCCCGCAGGACCGGGTCGGGCTCGTAGAACAGCTGCTTCGACTTCAACAGGTCGCCCCAGAGCTTCCACGCCGGTGCCATCGTGCGGATCGACTGGTCCACCGGGACAATCGGCCAGCCCTTGTCCATCCAGCGTTTAATGTCCTTCGCCTGGCTTGGGTGCGGGTCAACGCCGATCTTCCTGACCCCGAATTGGTGCATCAGGTTCTCGATTTCTGCTTCCACGATGGTCATATCGTGCCATTCGCCGGGCATCCGCCGGAGGTGGCCCTGCTCGACCCACGCGCCGAGCGGCTGCTTACAGCGCTTCTCGTCGCGCCCCATGTCGGTGCCGGCCCACCAGGACACGTTCCGCGCCCGGATCACGCCGCCGTCCACGACCATCAGGCACAACGTCGTGAGGTCGAGCTGCGGCCCGTAGCCGCCGCGGGACAGGTCAAGCCCAATGACCGCCGGCGCGCCCTGGAGCCGGGTCCAGTCCGACGGCTGCATCTGCCGCTCGAGCACGGCAAGGTCGATGTCGGTCGTGGCGAGTTCGTGGTACCGGCAAGCGAGCTGCGTCTCGAACTCGGCGATTTGCGCCGGGTCGCCCGACTCGAGCATGGTCCGTGCCGAGAGTTCAAGCTGGCCGGGGTCGATGATCACATTCAGCGCCGGGTGCGCTTTCGGCCAGGCGGCCGGGTCCGCGGCTTGGTCATCCTGTTCGAGCCCGTACAGCATCGGCCACCAGCCCGCTGGGTACGGGGTGCCGTCGGCAATGGCCCGCTCGAGGGCGTCCCAGTAGCCCCAGATGGGCCGCGTCTTCTGCTCTGGGTCAGGCGTCGTGATGGCGAGCAGCTGCGACGTCGGGAACTTGGCAAGCCCCGTCAGCAGGCGGCCGAACGCCTTCTCCATGCGGGCGACCTCATCGGCGATCACCATGCGGGTCGTGAGCCCGTCGAGCGCCTTGTCCGTGCACGGGAGCGAGATGTACCGGTTGTTCCCGTGCTTCACCCGCCCAGGGTGCGCCGGCGTCGAGCCGCCCGTCGATTTCCACTCGGCGACGCCGAGCGTCTCGGACATGACCGCCATGCGCTCGAAGGTCTTCTGGGCGAGCCGCGAATCCGGCGCGACGCTCGCGAACTCCAGCCGCGTCGAGCCGTCCCGCATGGCCGCCATGAGCAGGCTCGCCGCAAACTCGGTCTTCCCGTTGCCGCGGGCGACCGCCAGGAGTAGCGCCTTGGTCGCCGGCGTGTCAGACTTGCGGCCGTCCACCATGCGCCGACGGGCGAGCAGGATCATGGCCACCATGCATTGCCACGGCATCCAGACGAGCGGCTGCCCCGCGCCAGCCTCCGCGCCCTGCCCGCACTTCAGCGCGAACGTTCTGGCGTCCTCGGCGAGCTGCTCGTCCCACCACACGCCGTGCTCCCCTGGCTTCGCCCGCTCGGCGAGGTACCGACGGCACGAATCGCGGATACGGGCGTTAGCCACGATCGACCCATCGACCACCGCACGGGCGTAGGCGTCGGCGGCGTCGGCGCATAAACCCGGCTTGCGCCGATGCTTGCGCCGCGTCTCGGTTTTGACGG